TTCAAAGATCATATCGTTGATGAAGATAAAAGGGATGGCAAGCTCTATAAACTTATAAGGGAATGTCACGATAACTGCCCTGAGTCAGATCGTTTCAATGACTACATCAAAGATGCCAATGGCTCGTTGAAGCGCATAGAAAAGAAGTATGACGACTACCATGAAGGTGCTAAGCACACAAAGTTGAAGTTGGAGAAACGGCAAGATGATTACCTGGCGAAGTTACAAACCGTCGAGGATGCAGTAAAGGGTATGAAGCAGGCAAAGAAAACCTTTAGGCAAATCATGGGAGACATAGGCAAGATCGCAGGCTATTGCCTCCTTGCAGGGGGATTGCTTTTTGGAATCCTGAGATATACCGAGGCAAAGAAAATAACGGAGGGCGTGAAAATTGAGATGTTACTTAAACAAATTATTAAGGAGCAAGGGGTTGAAAAAGAATACAGAGAAGAAAGAAGTTGAACTGACAGAGGCAACACAGTTTGACATATTATCAAAGAAAATAATATCCAAGTTTTATCGAAATTCATTATTTACAAGACTATCAAATATTGATTATGAAGGCCAGATCAGAGGCCAGGGCGATGCAGTTAGAATGGCAGACCATACAATGCTGCTCATAGAACATGCGATTGCTATTGACGAAAAGCGTGACCCGGCCATATTCAAAGACGTTATTATGATCGACCTTGTTACGACAAGGATAGCAAAGGCTCTCCAGGAAGTAGTGGAAAAGCACATAGTAAAAGCGGACAACGATGGAATGGCAGAAAGAAACTACCAAGGCAACCGGAACTGCCTTTATTTTGTTGCACAAGTAGTACCAATGGGAGGGTATAACCCAACTGGATACAACATGAAGTTTGTATACGGATTTAAAATAGGATAATTTTTTGTTGACAAGTCCTTATATACCTGATACATACATGTTTATATTGACAATGATTACTACTTTATTCATCGGGAAACTTGCCATAATGGCGGTGATACTTTTCCACGATGAAGAAAAAAGGATAAAAAGTATCTATGGCATTAAGTGATGAAGAAATGCTTGCCATGCAGGCCAGGAAGATAATGGAGCAGGAGGCCGAGTTGGCACAAGGCAAAGAGAAGCTTCACAGAATAAAGATGCAGTTGATAACTATTGGAGCACCGCTTAATGATAATTACCTGGAATACAGCAGGGAGCAGTTAAAACCTTTTTTTAAGATAAGGGATATATTAGATGGTTGTAGCGATTGAACAAGACGAAGTAGAAGAGCGAACACCGGAGGAAGTCAAGCGTTTCCAGGTTCAGACCAGGCTTGCAAATGACTATCTCTATTACGCTCCACGCTGCCATAAAATAAATAACAAGGCTGGGCAGTTGGTTCCATTCAAGCTGAATGAGTCTCAGATATACGTCCATGGATTGCTCAAAAAAGAATTGGAGCGTAAGGGATATATCAGAGCTATCATGCTTAAGTGTAGGCAATGGGGCGGCTCCACCTTTGTTGAATCCTGGTACTATCATAAGATTAGCTACCGTAAGGGTAAACGTGCCGTCATTATGACAGAGGCGGACATGAGTAGGGATAACCTTTTCAATATGGTAAAGACCTTCCATGAAAATGCTCCGAAGGCGGTAAGGCCAATGACCAGGGCGAGTAATGAAAAGGCCTTGATATTTGACACGCCTAAAGGCAGTGCGGTAAAGGGATTGAGAAGTCGATACGATGTAAAGACATGTGAATCAAAAGGTGGCTTGGGTATCACAACTCACTATATCCATTTATCAGAATACGCCTTTTTCAAGGATGCCAGCTTAAATACCGTGGCCGGATTACTTGAGTCCGTGCCTTCTGAATACCCGGCGATTTTAGGCACTCAGATAATTATAGAATCAACGGCCAATGGAGTAGGGGGCATCTTCTATAATACCTGGAAGGAGTCTGAGCAGCAAGAAGCAGAGGGTAAAGTTCCTGAATATCTCAGGATTTTTATTCCTTGGTTCTTTCATAGTGAGTACAAAAGAAACCCAAGTGAGGCCGAGTTAGAAGAAATTAAAGGGACATTATCAGATGATGAAGAATGGCTACTTAAACAGGAGTTACCAAGCGGCAGAATGGTCTCATACGCACAGCTTAAATGGCGTCGTTGGAAGATCAGCACGCTCGTTCCGCCTGTTGGCTTCTCAAAGGAAGAGTTCTTTAAGCAATGGTATCCTGCTACAGCAGAGGAAGCCTTTATCTATTCCGGTAAACAAGTCTTTCCGGCATCCGAAGTTCGGGCGACGCTTGAAGAGTGTTACTCCCCAATGCTCGTTGGCGATTTTAATATGCACACCGGGCGTATCGAGAAACACCCGAAGGGGCTTGTTAAAATTTGGGAGAAACCCAAACCTGGATGCAAGTACGTTATTGGTGGAGACGTTGCGGAAGGCCTGGCGAATGGTGACTTTAGCAGTTTAGATGTACTTAAGCTTCCGTATGGACAGCAAGTAGCCCAGGTACATGGCAAGGTAGACCCTGATACATTTGGAGAACTGGCTTATCATTTGGGCATCTACTATCATAAAGCTCTTATGGGGATAGAATCTAATAACCACGGACTTACGACAATTACTGCTCTTAAGAAAAAGAACTATCCGAACCTGTACCAGCGTGAAAAGCTTGATGCAAATGCCGATGGAAGGAAGACGAAGACGGCTGGATGGCTTACTACCAAGAAGTCAAAGTACAAAATTATAGACCAGTTGCGTGGTGCCCTTAGAGATGGCGAGACTGGTATTTGCTGCAAGGAAACCCTTAGTGAAATGGGAGATTACACAATACATGAAGGCGATAACGGGACAATGACTTATGGCGCAAAGCTCGGATGTTTTGACGATAGAGTTATGAGCCTTGCTATTGGCCTTGAAATGTTATACACTATCCCGAAAGCAATGAAGGCTAGAAGTCAAGTCCATAAAAGAAACAACAAGGATAAGAAGCCTGCTTGGGCGACTCAGGCAGAAATTGAAAATATTACACGTATGCAAAGGAGCAATAACTAATGCCACAAATCGCTACGGAAGATAAAGATAAACAGAGTAAGGAAGTCAAGGCCGAGAAGATTGATATTATAGATGAATCCACGGCGTATGCCCTGGGTAGTGATTTATATAAACAGTTTACTAATTGGAGAGACCGTAAGCGTAAGATCGAAGAGCAGTGGTTGTCTAACTTAAGAGCATATAATTCTGTATATGACGCCGCTATTAAATCAAATTTTGACCCTAATGGTTCAAAGCAATACATAGGTATTACAAGGATGAAGACTACTGCGGCTTATGCCCGATTGGTAGATATCTTCTTTCCGGCCACAGGCCATAAGTTTTGGGGTGTGAAGCCTACTCCGTACCCGACTCTTGATACGGAAGTATGGGAGCAGTCAGAGCTTGAAGATGAAGAGACCCAGGAGCCGTTGACAAAAGAAGAGGCCTTGAGTGAAGTTACAAAAAGAATGCAGACCCGTATACATGATCAGCTCGTAGAAAATAACGCTGATACATTGATCAGGTCAGCGATTAAAGATGCCTGTACCTTTGGCTCTGGTATTATCAAGGCTGGAATGGTAAGGGTAGAACGTAAAAAAAGCTGGGTATCAGGTGTGAGTGAATGGGAGCAAGTGCAGGAAGATCATATAATTCCTGGAATGACTCAGCCTTCGCCATTTGATGTTTACTTTGATATAAACGCAAATTCGGTAGATTCCTCTATTGGTTCTTACGAAAGACACGTACTAAATAAAGAAGAGGTTCGAGACCTAAAAGGACATGCCGGATTTGATGAAGAAGTAATTGATCAGCTAACAGTAGATTATCCTAATGGCAACCATAATAGAGAGCACCATGAAATAGAACGTCAGAGTCTTGGCAATATTACTCACTTCGGTAATAGTGGATATTATGAAGTTCTGGAGTATTGGGGATATATCGACGGCCAAAAACTCAGAGATGCCGGGTATGATGTAGACGAAGAGGGACTGACCAAAGGCTATATGGCCAATGTTTGGACGTCAGGGCATAAAGTATTAAAGCTTCAAATAGATGAAAGTATTAACAGGGGCAAGAAATACTTTGTATTCCCGTATGAGCAGATTCCTAACCAGTTATGGGGTGTAGGGGTGCCAGAGATAATGATGGACTCTCAGGACGTTCTTAATGCAGCCTTCCGAAGACTGCTTGATGATGTTGCCATGACAGGAAATCAGTTAGAAATAAATGTTGACAGGCTTGATGACAGGTCTGTTCAAAATGCAAATAAAATAAAGCCATGGAAAATATGGTATCGTAGCGGTGGAGATGAAGCTTACAACGCAATCACAGTGCATAAGGTTCCGTCTATTGGAGGCGAACTTATACAAATTATTGAAATGGTAAGAAACTTCATCGACGACGAGACCAACCTTCCATCTTTAATTTCCGGCCAACCATCGGAGGGAGGAACACCGGGAGCTGAGACTGCTTCTGGAATGTCAATGTTGTTAGGTGCCGCACAAGTGGTTATCAAAACCGTTGTCAAAAACATTGATGATTTTCTTGTAAAGCCTTTGATACAGTCATATTACAACTTCAATATGGAGTGGAGCGATGACGATGACATCAAAGGTGATATGAATGTAGAGGCGTGTGGCTCTTCTATATTGGTGGCCAGGGAAGTTCAAACTCGCAACATGAATGACTTCTTGAATGCCACTGCAAATGAGTTTGACATGCCGTTGGTGAAGAGGCCAAACATACTCAGGAAGATGGCTACAAATATGGGGCTTGCCGAAGATGATGTCAAGTCTGATAAGGAGATCAGGGAAGAAGCTGCGAGGCCTGACCCAATGAAAGAAAAATTAAATGCTTTAGCAATAGAAAAAGCAGAGCTTGAAAATGCTGAAATACAAGGTAAGATAGATGTACTGGCCAGCGAAGAACGAAAGAACGATGCAGAGGCCAAGTATAAACAAGAGTTCCTTAGACAGCGAAGAATCAAGATGGCTGAGGATATTAAAGAAGCCCGAAGGATGAACCGGGAGAAAGCTAAAGAGAAAGGAGAGGGTGAACCAGGAAGAAAAACAGAGAGTGGCAATGTAAAGCCAGTTAAAATTTTGAATAAGGACAAGTAATGATACCAGGCAAATTAACACCAGACGAAGCAATGGCAGTGCAAGTATTGGCTGGCGACCCG